CATATCCGGCAGAGTCAAAGGTAACTTCGCCGATAGTTGAGAAGCCATAAGGCCAGAGATCAGAAAGAGATTCTGATATATAGAGGCGGTAGCCGTTAGTTTCTTTCCATAGGACTTTATCAGGAAAGTCGAAGTTGAATAGGCAGGCGTGATAATGAGGGCGGCCGTTTTTATCGCCATATTCACCGCAGTGGAAGAAGCGGATTTTAGAGCCGAATTTTTTTCGTAGTCTTTTCATGAACAGTTGCCAATCTCGTACATCGAGAGACCAAGGATTTTCACGTTGTTCCAGGTGTTCAGGGGAAAAGGTTAGTGTAATAAAGCAATTGTTTTCATATAGAGATGCTTCATGTACACATCGAGTGGCCCATTGTTTAGAGCGATCTATACGACAGCCTATGCATTGACCACATGATATTTCGACAGGGTCGTCTGGTTGCTCTGCGGCCTTCGGAGAGAAGACCAGAGAGCGTTTACCAGTTTTGTTCACCTGTTTAGAGTACCAAGCGGTCATAGGCTTGTAGCAGGGCATCAGAGGCGGATACCACCGCGCATGGGTCGCCCTTGTCCATTTTTAGGGTGAACTTTTTTAGCAGTCCGAGTAAATGATTTACGGGACTTGCTTCGAGGTATGCGTTTACGATTTTTCATTTTGTATTTCCTCTTTTAAGAATTTTTGTAGTTTACGGCCTTCGGCGCGAAGTTCTGACAGTTCAGCAGATTTTTGTTTAATACGAACACCCAGAGAGGTGAGTTCTTTTTGGAGCAGTTTTTGGTCAATAAATGAATATGTATCCATGAGCATTTTACCTCGTTTTTTTAGTTTAGTGAGACGGGGTGTCACTAAGAACAGTTAACATCAAGTAGATGACTGTTCTTTAGTTTCCGTAGGAACCATTTTTACTAAGATTGGGTCGTTAGAATCGTTACGATTTGCCAGACCCATTTCAACGAGTTTCTCGTTGTTTGCCGGGTTGGTTACGAATTCAAAGAATTCGCCCGGATTGTTATTAAATTCTTTGCGGATTTCCGCAGGAATTTCTGAGAAGGCCTCATTCGCTTCGCGGACTAAGTCGAGGCTTTCTCGGTATTCGTTGACTTGTGTAAAGTCACCGTAATTTTTAGAAGCATTGTTTACATGAGTCAAAAGGCCAGTTTTATCGTAGTTACGGAGAACGCGATTGATATCGCATTCGTCTTTATGTGATTGTTTAGTGCGGCCAATGGCCTGGTTTCCATCCTCATCGAGGAAGGAGAGAGAGCAGCGGACACGTTTGCCGTATGGAGTGCGGAATTTATTCATGATAATTACCATATTTAGAATTTATATGTTTACGGAAGCTCTGAATTTTATCAGAAGCTTTACCTAGGTCATCAGAGACAGCAGCACCGCCCATGATTACAGAGCGGATGATTGTATTAGTTACGCCTTCGCCAATACCTAATTCTTTGGCGATAAGGCTTTTAGGGTTTTCTTGAAAATATTGGGTGATTATTGAATCCGCAATATTTTGATAGTTTTTAGACATTGTATTTTGAAAAGATAGGTCGCGATCTTGTGCGACTTTTTTTATCTGCTCACGAATATGCTCGATAGTCGCAGAGACATGAGTGATTTGCTTTTCAGTTAAGTTTTCAGAGACAGCGAGGTTTTTAACCTCTTGTTTAGTTTTTTCGAGGCCAGCCTCAGTTTGTGAAGTTTGAAGGGCTGAAGAGACAGCAGGCGTCACAACGTCCTGCATTTGAGCCATAGCGCCACCGGGAGTTGATGCACCGCCCATTTTTGAAGCCAGGATAGGATTTAAGCCAGCGCGCTTCATATCGAGTTTAGCGCGTTGATAGGCAGTATCGGAATTTTGCTGTTGGAAATCGCGATTTTTAGCAGCTTCTTTAGCATTAGCTTTATTATTAATGGAGCCTCCGACCAGAGCTGCGCCAGCAGCAATTGCGGCCGGAATCCATGCAGTTAGAGGAGGAGTAAGTTCTATTACGTTAAGTAGTTCCATAACTAGCCCTTTTTGTGTAAGGGGGATTTGAGGAAGAGGGCACCGATATTTGTCATTAGCAATGTGATGGTGTCCCAGTTTTCCAGTAAGAAAGCCATTTTATTTCCTTATTTTTTAGATGTTTTTTTAGTTTAGCAGTTTGAAGGTCTAAAGATAAGACCTGTTTAACCCCTCCCACACGCGGGCGAAAAGCACCCACGCGCGAAAGGGGTTGAGATTAGAAGTGATCGATCATGCCGGGGACGGAATAAGTAGGCATAGGACGAGCACAGTTGAGATTAAAATAAGAGTCAAATATAAAATGAGGAGACGATGGAACAGCGATAACGCGGTCGATCGGAGGGTTTTCCTCAATGAAAGTGGAATCGAGTACCGGGCGAGTCGCAAAGTCTTGCGCAAGGTGCCAAGAGTCGAGAGATTGCGCGAAGTTTGAACGGAATTGTCCGGAGATTGTAGATGGTTTATAGCGGTATTCTGCAAAGCGTTCTTGATAGCCGAATACGTCTTCATCAGCTGCAGATCCATCAGCATAAATCTCCTTAGATAGAACGGCCTGTTCCCCGATGTGAGCCAATGCAGGCCAGTAATAATCCCAACGGGATTGTCTAGACCACATACGGTTAAGGCCTTGTTGATAGTTAAGGTCAGCGCGAACACACGCGATTCCGATGATAACGGAATGTTCAGTAAAAGATTTAGAGAATCCATGACCAGAAAATTGGACGGTTCCCAGGGCGGCTAGATTACCCTGGGGAGAAGTACCGTCAGTAGAGGAGGTTTGTGCAATAGCACTCACGTCGATAGCAGAACTACCACCGCCAAGATATTCAGGACGTTGTAGACGTGCATCCGGTGAGGTTACACCAAAATGTGAGCGAACGATTTCAGTGTATCGAGTACCACCACGCGCATCACGCTCGTAGAGTTTTTGTACCTGAAACGCTTCGCGTAATTGATTAATTGTAGAGGCAGTTGCCTGGCTAAGATCAGCATATAAATGTCTTGCTTGATCTACAGCGGCACCGCCGGCTAAATCGATAGTATTAGAAGTAGAAGCGTCTGATCGTAGGTAACGATGATCATCAGTTGCGCCACTATGAATTGCAATGCTTTGATCATTATCCGTAATATCTACGGAAATGCTTGCACGATCACCAAGCGGAAGAGATACAGCATCGCCTTTTTGAGGCCAAGGTAAGCAAGATGTAAAGTAATCGTGGCGTTTACCACGTTTTTTAATTACATAAGAAGTTGGGAGGTCAGGACCATCACCGATATTAACGGTCGCAGAATCTTGTAGATTTTCGTCACGGAACCATTCGTTATAAATTAAGTTATACGCCCGAGAATGAAGAGCGTTAATAGGATCGATGTCAACATCGGTAGGTATTCCGAAATGATCGAAGAGAGAACCATTTGCATGTCCACCAGCGGGTGTAGAGACTTGAGGTATTAGGAAATCAGTAGAGTCACCGGGATTTTGTTGTTCCCCGTTGAATTTTTCCCAGTTTTTCCATAGGAGCCGGTTAGGAACAGCGAAGAAGAAAGTTTCTATTACCATATTATCCATGATAGGGAATAGAGGAGTAGCAAGGCGGCCAAAGCCAGCCATATTTAAGTTGAAAGTGTCGCCGGGTAGAGCTTCGTCAACGAAGATAGGAATTAATTTACCGGCATCGAAAGTTGTTTTTGCTCCATGGGAGCGGTTGAAGTTAGAACGTGGAATATCAGCCCGAGGAACCTGGCTGAAGTTATGATTCATGACCGAGGGTAGTCTATCCATTGTTAGTAGCCTTATTGTATTGAGTTTTTATATGATCCATTGAGCAAAGGTGTAAAGGTTGCTCTAGGGTTGTAAGTTTACCAGTATTGTCGTTATAAGAGCCAAGCTCATATAGGGCGAAGTCTTCAGTATATTTATTGAAGTTATGATCTTCGTCAGTAAGACAGGCAGCTACGCCGAGTTCAAAGGCGTTATTGCTAGGAAAGAAGCAAGGTTTTAAGAAGGCATTAGCCTTTAAGTCTTTTACAGTATAAATTTTTACGTCCATTTTAATCCTCGTCATGATTGCGCGGCAATCTATCCAGTTTAAGTTTAGTTATTTGTTCACGAACTTGTAGCCGTTCGTAAGTGTTATTTTCATGATGATCGAGAGCGGTTATTTTTCTGCGCTCCTTAATTTCATCATATGTTTCTATGTCTTCTAGTTCAAGTTTTTTATCGTAAAATTTTGGGACTTTTAATTTACGGCCTTGAATAGTAATAAAATCTGACGGGTATAAATCAGTTTTATATTTTTTGTACCAGTCTGTGGCAAGACCGGGTCGACGAGACATAGTTATATATTCGGGTTTTATAGAGTGGAGTTCACCAGTTGTTTCATCCATATATGTATAGTGAGTTTCGGCAAGTTCACCAGTGATTTTTTTCATTATATAT